ATTAGCTACCCCATATTTTTTAGCAACTTCATTAATTCTATTTATTACATCATTCCCTTTTGATTTATCTATTATTTCAATATCTTCTAATCGTTTACCTTCCCAATACCCAATAATAAACTTATTAGACCCTTCCAACGCAATATCTGCCGTTATACCTTTTTTACCTGTTATATTTATATTATTATAAAACATGCCCTTAAAAGATTCATATTCATATATATCTAAATCATTAGGTATGTGTTTCCAATTACCATCAAATAATTGAGACTTTACATCTTCATCTTGATTTAGTAAATTTGATATATAACTTGGGTCTTTTTCTAATAACTTTTTATTATCATATACCGAACCAGATATAAAAGTTACAGATTTTATAAAATTTTCAGCTTTTAAACCAGACTTATTGATTATATTTTCTAAGAAATGCCATGATTTATCTTTTACTTCATCGTATGAATCTCCCCAAATATATTCATTACCTGACTTTATAAAGTATCTTAAAATACCTTCACGTTCTCTTATTATATACCCTGTATTTGGGTCTATCCACCAATCTATAAATTTCGCAACCCAACTATCTGGGTCTGGGTTACACGTTGCCCTTACATAAGGCTTTACCCCACAAGCAGACCTATTTCGAGAAAGTAAATAAAAAAACTGAGACTCTGTAAAGTGGGTTAATTCATCAAATCCTATAAATGGTATTTGTGAGCCTTGCCAACTTAATTTATCTTTTTCATATTCTAAGTGTGCGAATTTTAATTTATTATTAAATTCAAACACCCACTCTAAACTTGATTCTCTTGGCTTAGCATTAACATAAGGGAATATAGACATTGAAGTATCCCATAACCCTCCCTCATTACGTATTTGAGGAGTAGTACGCCTAAATATAACACCACCAAAACCTTTATGTTTAGTTATATAATGCAAAGGCTCTAATAACAAAGAAAAGGTCTTACCAACACCTGCGGCAGACCCTCCTATTACAATATCAGCACATGAGGATAAAAATCCCATTTGGAAACCCTCTTGGGGTCTAATCACTTCCTCTACCATTACTTGGCAATTCAAATATTCTTATTGTTTCTATTTGTCCTTTTAGTTCTATATCTTGCTGTATTTTATCACTATATTTTTTAGGATTCAATTTTGACAATAACCACTTTCTTGTATCTACCCTCAGTCTAGACCTTTGTACGTGTTCTGAATTTAATATTTCAATCTCGCTTCCATCTGGGGCTATTTTTTTTGTAAAATCATTAGACCCATCGTCTGCTATTTCTAACATTTCATCAAAAATAACTTCCGCCCTTATATCGCACGCCCTCGCGTATTGTTTTAATTTTTCTTCATCATCTGAAATCCATTTAAAGAAAGTCGCCGTGCTAGGCATATTTTCTTCTTTCAATATATTCCTTAAAGATTTCCCTTTTGTAATCTCTGTGCATATATCAATAAATAATTCTTTTTTTTCTAACTCACTATAAGCCATTCGCTTTACTTTTTACGTTCAAATATACAAAAAAAATCAATATAAGTGATATTCTAACATTTCTTCAATAGAGCAAAAGTTTTCTTCAAAAGAACCGTTATCATCTAAGAAGTATTGATTGCTTATGTTTTTAAACTCTTTTTTTGAAACAGAAAAACACTCGTAATTATCATCTTCACTTAATTCAGTATCAGGTACTAAACAAACTATTGAAATAGTATGTTCATCAGTTCTCAAAGGATTTGCTTTGTGGTCTGATATTCTTATCGTCCAGTTATTCTCGTTTTCGTCTTCAAAGTTAATATACTTACTTGCAGAACCGCTTAATACGCTTTCTACTGCTATTTCTACTTTTTTTGCTAATTCTTTTAATTCCATGATTGTTATTTGATTGCGTTATTACATTACAAATATAGCAGGAAATTTCGAATTAAAAAACTTTTTCGATAAAATAAATAAAAAAAAGGGATGCCACCTCTAGCACCCCCTTTGAACCTTGACCCTAACACTCGCTAGGGTCGAGAGTTTATTTTTTTTTGCGTATCAAACCTTTTGAAATATATTCGTCTATTCTACTTATGTCTTTTATTCTATCAGTCGCAATAGGTATCCAAGTATTTATTTCAAATGGTGTGTCATTATCATCTATTAGCATTTCGTACTCATAATCAGATATAGATTCCTTGTTTTTTGTCTGCTCATCTACTATTTTTTGCAAACTATCTATATAAGGTTCTATATATTCATTTTTACTATCTTTCATCACTTGTATAAGTTCTAACATATCAAAGTATAGCATACTATAATTAAATGTTATTACATATTGGTCCATAATTTTATATTTCTTTAATTAGATCTTGTTTTTTAGTTAGTACAATTAAGTACAATAACTATCGAAAACTATTAACACGCTTTAGTATCCTATTTAAATAAGCTATTTCCTTTTCTAACTCTTTTATGTATATATTTTGTTTATTCAATTTATTATTATATTCTTTTCTCTCAAACTGATTAAATGTTTCTGGAAAATCTCTACAGGTACAATCTCTCATGTCGTTTGAATGAACAACAGCTAAACAATTAGGGATTAGCACCTTACCAGCTTCTTTATCGTATATGTAATGGCACTTCATTTTTTATACTACAATCATTGTTTTAAATAACGTTCTACTTTTCAATCGTTATCGTTTTCAATTACTTCGCCTTCTTTAATTATAAAAATCTTATAGTAATCAGTACTCCATCCTTTTGCTCTATAATCAAGTTCGCCGTTTTTATAGTATTTATCTTTTATGTGCTTATCTATTATCTCAATAGCTTGTTTTTTATTCTTTGCTATTGTAAAAAAAGAACATTCGCCGTGTCCGCTTGGCTTAAATGCGTATAGTTTCATTTTGTTGTTTAGTTTAACTTATTTTGTCTTTATATTTTTTGTGAACGGTACGTTTCAACCGCAGTTATAGTTTCATCCACTTAAACCCAATAAGATTATATTAATTCGGTCTTATATATACCCGTAATCTTTATTATTGGTATCTTTATATTAAGCAACCATTTGGCGCCTCTTTTATCACAAAAAAGAACTTTACCCGCTTATCCGCCATACAAGTACAGGCGGCAAGATCCTCGTTAGCTTTCATTTGCCAACGCTCTTTCCACTTGTAACTCGCAAGCCTTCATTTCTTCTATTGTGGTATTATACTTTATTGCAAAATCAATCATTCTTTCGCCTTTAATTGGTGGCTTGCTAGGCTTGCACATCCAATCGGGGTAATCATATTTATCTATACAGTTCTTTTCATAAGCTAATCTGGCGTTAAATGCACGGTCGTACTTTTCAAGACTTTCTTTAGTTGGTACAATCGCTAAATATTTCTCCTCAAATTCACGTTTATTCATAATACTTTAGTTTTTAAGCCCTCGCACAAAAACGAAAAGCTAACAATAAATAAAAAACATTAAAACGATTTTTTATTAAAACCGTTATAAAAAAAGAACTTTACCCGCTTTCGCAGTTGGTAGACTAAAACCGCATAGCAGTAGTAGTCTATTAATTAACACAATTTTTACTTATGAACTTTATTCGCTTTTGCGACTTGCAATAGACGCCAGAATGTCCGACGCTATTGTATTATTCAACCTTAAAAATAAACTATCAATTCTTATTTAATTCTTGTTTAGTGCATAGTTCGCAATTTATTCCTTTTGCTTTTAACTCTTTGTAATGTTTTAGTGATGTTGTTCTTACCATTGTCTTTTTTGTTTTTTATTTGATTGTTTAACTTTCTATTACAAAGATAGTATAAAGTTTTGAATTAAAAAACTTTTACGATAAAATTTATTTATTTTTTTTATCCTCTAAGTGAATGATGTGAAACATATTAATATGCCCGATTATCGAACCAATACAATAACCTTTTACTAGTGGATTTATGTTTAAGTTAAATAAGTATTCTACTATGTCAAATAAAGCTAATAGTATAAATATAATAACACCCAGAAGCATAAGTTCTTTTAAAATCTTTTTCATTTTTTTATTGTTTTAATGTTTGTTCCTATATATTATCGAGTATATTTTTATTTTTATCTGCTGAGTGAAAAAGCAAACTTTCAGAACGAATAAGATAACCATTTTCATAAGAAAAATATCTGCTAATAAAAGTATCAAATCTTACATCATAATTAAACCACTCTCTATTTTTATGCAATTCTGAAAAACATTCATGCATCTTACTTTCCATAAAACCCTTACCCCGAAAAACATATACTATAAAATCAAAAGGTATTCCAGTAGATAATGTTCTAACCCTAGCTCTAACATCGGAACTTCTACCTATTTTCACATTATTTTCACCTATCAAAAAATATAAGTCATCTTCTGATTTTTCATTTATATTATTCACCCAATGATAATCTTCTGATTTTTTGCTCTCATAAACTAAGTTTTTGTTTTTATCATGTTTAAACTCCTTATAAGAAATGCCTAATTTTACTTTTTTAAATGTATCTCTTTTAGGGTATTCAGATAATTTACTTATAGCAAAATCAATCATGTTTTCTTTATAAACTTTGTAATGCTTATTTTCAACAATTACATAAATATTAAAACCGAATTTATAAATATCCAAAACACCATTAAATCTATAAGCATGTTTAAATTCTTCTAAATCATATTTTTCAGAAAGTACTCTTATTATTTTATCATCAATTTTAATCATAACTTATATATTTAATACTACCTAGTAATTAATAACACTTGGAAACGAAGATTCTCTTAAAGGAAACCAAAATAATCCCTTACCCATTAAACATGAGTTTTATCTTGGTTTTCGGTCTAACTCTTGTATAACGTTAGTTCTCTCGAAGTATAACCCCTTAACCCTATTAAACTATGTTAAGGTGTGGTGATTCGTTGTTTTAAAACGTCTTAGCCTATAACCGCCCAGCTTTCGCCTATAATTCAGTCCTTGCCTGCTTGCTCCTGATTGCAAGGTTTATTTCGCATCTTACTCAGTTAAGATTTTAACGCCCCATAAAATGCTATTGATAATTATAAATCTTTGGTATAAACCTATTAGTTTACTGCGAGGAAAAGAAAAACCCCGAAAACAAATTAATGAACCGGGGCTAAAAAAATAATCCCAGTTGGGGTAGTGCGGCCAAAAGGGATAAAGAAGATTTTAATACTTTTTATGAAACCCTATGAAACGCACTACCATTTCATTAATACCCAAAACTACAAAGAATTTCTTTATTATCAAAACTATTTAACTAAAAAATTAAAAATATACTCTCTCGTTCTGCCTTCAAAAGCTATCGGTAGTAGTATAGAAACAGTTTTACCTCGTATCTTATCCTCCAATTCTTTTGAGCCGCTTGTACTCCACGAATTGACGTTAAATAATGGCTTAGTTACCCACCCTCCATAAGTTCCGCTGATATAGGATAC